GAAATCGTATGTGGGATGGAAAGATTCGTTTATTCACTGTAATGTCTGGTGAACTACCGGCCGGTCTATACGAGCATCTTCTACAGTTTGCTGAACAGCGTGCTTATGAGATAGAAGTAGATGATTCTAAGTACGGTAAACCTGATGACTATAATAAGGTCGATGTAAAAGATCTCTATGAATATATTAAAGGATTAAAACTACCGTTTGATATACGTGATTACCAATTTGATGCAGTTTCTACGGGAATCCATAGAAAAAGAGGCATACTCTTATCACCAACAGGATCTGGTAAATCTCTTATCATATACGCTTTAGTGCGTTATTGGTTAGAAAGGCTTACCACAGGGTATCGCTATCCACAGAGCGGCAGAGCTTTGATCATCGTACCTACTACCTCACTCGTAGAACAAATGTATACGGACTTTATAAAGTATGGCTGTGGAGAACGCGCCATGCACAGAATATATTCCGGTAAAGATAAAAAGTTCGAAGCTGCGATATGCATTAGTACATGGCAGTCGATATATAAACTACCGCGTGACTGGTACTCACAGTTTGGTATGGTGATAGGTGATGAGTGTCACGGTTTTAAATCTAAATCACTTATGTCAATCATGAACAAAGCCAGTGAAGCTGAATACAGATTCGGTACGACTGGCACACTCGACGGGGCCCAAACACATGAACTCGTACTCCAAGGTCTATTCGGTAAGATATACCGCGTTACCACAACAAAAACCTTACAAGATAACAATACTCTCGCCAGCCTTACCATTAAACGAATCGTACTTAAGTACTCAGAAAAAATACGTAAGGAGTTTGGTAAACAACCATATCCGGATGAAATCGACTTCATTGTATCCAATGACAAGAGAAATAGATTCATACGAAATCTGGCCGTAGATCCTAAAGGCAACACACTAATACTTTATAACTACGTTGAAAAGCACGGTAAGCCACTTTACGATTTAATAGATAGTAAAGTAGATGAGAACAGAAAGGTATTTTTTGTATCGGGTGGAACAGCAACTAGTGATAGAGAAGCGATACGTGCTATCGTAGAAAAACAAAAAGATGCTATCATCGTTGCGTCACTTGGAACCTTTTCAACAGGTATAAATATTAGGAACCTTCATAACATTATCTTTGCTTCACCAAGTAAGTCACAGATAAGAGTGTTACAGAGTATCGGTAGAGGGTTACGTAAAACAGACGATGGAAAAGCTACTACACTATATGATATATCTGACGATATAAGTTGGAAAACGCGTAAAAATTATTCTTTACTACATTCATTTGAACGATTAAAGATATATCAAAAAGAACAGTTTGAGTACAAAACCGTAGAACTGGAGTTAAAATCATGAAAGCTATGTATAAACAATTTAAGCTTACTAGTGGAGAAGAACTTATATGTGAGTTAGTCGAAACTAATGATGCAGACGAAGGTATCACAGACGTTATTATAAGACGCGCTATGAAAATTGTAACTACTGATGATCTCGAAGAAAACACACGCTATTATACGTTTAAACCATACGTTACTTTTCAAGATGATACTACAGATTTGATAGCTCTCAACTCTGTTCATATAGTAAGTGAGTCTACACCCTCAGAAGTTGTCATGACACACTACGCTAGCGCGCTTGCAGACGCTGATAAATTTAACAAGATACGTAAGTCCACAAGTGTATCACTATCTGAAGTTCAAGCTAAGTTAAAAGAACTTACAGAAGAAGAAATGGACGAGTTTCTAGCTTTAAAATTATCTGAAATTGAAGAAACTGAATTAGATAAATCAGATTCACAAATGTCTAACATTATTAAATTCAAACCGAGAGGGACATACCATTGAGCTTCTTAGTACATCCACTGCCACCAGAAAATGTATTAGTGAGAAAAGAATATCTCTATGATCTAGAACGCGGTCACGGAGAATACACACCTGGCATTTGGATCTCGGTAAAATCAACACAATATAAAGCGTTATACTTTGAAACGCTTCTCACAGAATATGGAGCATTGTATGACAAACTACCTCTGTCGGCTTTCGTTTGGAAAACAGATCATGGTGATCTACCTCTTGATGTTCTTCAGCTGTGGGATTGCTTTGATTACGACCTTACTGTAGTTGAAAAACCTTTGCTAAGTCGGTGTGAGTTTTTCGGCAAAGACAAGAACATGCACGCGGGTGAGTATATGTTTACTATTGATAACGCACATCGGGATAGATCGACAATAGATATAAACTTTTCTGAACACGACCCAGAACATAAAAGCTTTAACGTAATACAATTGGATAATGGACAATTTGCAGCTCAACCTAATAACAGAGTCATATGGCGTGATTCAAGTTTAACGCCTGATAAATTAAAACGTCCGGATTTTAAAGTATGTACGCAGAACTATCGTGTAGAAACAGAACCTAAGTGGTCTGTAGGACATACTGATGAGTGGCAATATATGACTAAGGACGAGGTATCCACCCTCCGGAAAGAATCTTAATTTATTATACCACAACGTACGAAAAAGTACACCATTATTTTTTACATTCAAAACTAAAATAATCTATTTACAAATATAGCTCACTAGTATATAATAACTATATAATGAAGGAGGCGACATGGCGCGCACACAACGAAAAAGTATTCACTATGTCAATAACGCTGAATTCTCTCAAGCAGTAGTTGAGTATGTTACACTAGTTCAAGAAGCCAAGAAGCAAGAAGAAACTCTTCCAATTGTACCTGATTATATTGCCAGCTGTTTTCTACGAATAGCTGAGGGTTTGTCTCACAAATCTAATTTTATTCGCTACACATATCGCGAAGAAATGGTAATGGACGCAGTAGAAAATTGTTTGAAGGCTATTGAGAACTATAACTTAGAAGCAGCTACCAGAACCGGCAAGCCAAACGCTTTTGCGTACTTTACACAGATTACATGGTACGCTTTCTTAAGGCGTATTGCCAAAGAGAAGAAACAGCAAGACATTAAATTAAAATATTTGACAAAGTCGGGCATTGAAAACTTTATGGTAAATGAACACGGCGATGAAATGTCTCAACAAGTTGTTGGTGCCTTTGTCGATACACTTAGAGATCGCATTGAAAAAGTAAGATTCACAGATAATATTATTAAAGAGGAAGTGATAAAAGAAAAGAAGAGGCGCAAGTCAAAAAGTGCTGATTCTGATTTATCAGAGTTTTTAACATGAAAAAAATTATTGAGTTCCTTAAAAGTAAGGACGATATTGAAATGTTTATGATTACTTGCGTATTAGGTACTATCTTTGCATTCTTTATCTATTGTGTTTGGAGTCTAATTAATTGAAGGTAGCAGTATTAAATGACACACATTGCGGTATACGTAACTCTTCCGAGATCTTCCTCGAAAATGCCAGGGTATTTTACTCAGAGGTCTTCTTTCCTTACTGTAAAGAAAACGGGATCGAGCAAATCATACACTTGGGCGACTATTATGACCACAGGAAGTTTGTAAACTTTAAAGCATTAAATCATAACAGGCAACATTTTCTTAACCCATTACGCGAAAATGGTATGAAGATGGATATTATTCCTGGTAACCACGATACATATTATAAGAACACAAACGATCTTAACTCGTTAAAAGAATGTCTTGGTCACTTTATGAATGAGATTCATATCATCATGGAGCCAAGAGTCATGGAGTATGGGTCACTAAAGATCGCTATGTTACCGTGGATTAATCAAGAAAATTACGATGACTCTATGAAGTTTATAGCAGACTGTAAAGCTGACTGGCTTGGCTCACATTTAGAACTCAACGGGTTTGAAGTAATGCGTGGTATGACAAGCAAACACGGCATGGATCCAAAACTTTTTTCTCGATTCGAGCTAGTTTTATCGGGTCATTATCACGTAGCCTCACGTAGAGATAACATCTGGTATCTAGGGTCACAGATGGAGTTCTTCTGGTCAGACGCCCACGATCCAAAGTATTTTCACGTTATTGACACTGAAACAAGACAGATAGAAAAAATTAGAAATAATAACACTTTGTTTGAAAAAATAGTGTACAATGACGACAAAATGGATTATAATAACTATAACATATCAAACTTAGACGGTAAGCTCGTAAAAGTCGTGGTAGTAAATAAAGCTGATACGTTTACGTTCGATCGTTTTATTGACAGGTTACAGTCACAAGATATATACGAACTGAAGATAGCAGAAAACTTTCAAGAGTTTGCCGGTGAAAATATTGAAGATGAGAAAATTAATTTTGACGATACACAAGAAATAGTTGACTCATATATCGATGCGGTAGATACAGATTTAAATAAAGATAAGATTAAAGTACAAGTGCGCGAACTTATGATTGAAGCACAAACTTTGGAATTTGCATGATAAAATTTAAGACTCTTCGGTATAAGAATTTTCTATCGTCTGGAAATAACTTTACTGAAATAGAACTTGACAAAAAGAAGTCAACGCTTGTTGTCGGTCAAAACGGCGCGGGTAAATCAACTATGTTAGATGCTTTGTCATTCGCTTTATTTGGCAAAGCTCATCGTAATATTAATAAGACACAACTTATTAACTCGATTAATAATAAAGGCTGCTTAGTAGAAATAGAATTTAGTTTAAGTGGAAACGAGTTTAAAGTATCGAGAGGAATCAAACCTAACGTATTTGAGATTTGGAAGAACGGCACTATGCTTAACCAATCATCTCATTCACGTGAATACCAAAGGATTCTCGAACAGAACATACTAAAACTTAATCATAAGTCGTTTCACCAGGTAGTTGTATTGGGTAGCTCCTCTTTTATACCTTTCATGCAACTACCTTCACATATTCGTAGGGAGGTCATTGAAGATCTTCTCGACATCAACGTCTTTTCGAAGATGAACATTATATTGAAAGAAAAAAATGTACAGTTAAAAGATAAACTCAAACAGATAGACTACAACATAGATATTGTGAAAACTAAAATTGAATCTCAAAAGAAGTATATTCGCGATATCGCAGCACTAACTGAAGAGAATCGAAAGGACTATGAATCTAGGATACAAGCATCGCAGAGTGTCATCGATGAACTACAGGCTGAGAATAGTGAGCTTAGCCTCGGACTCGATGAATCTGTATCAGAAGCCGATGAAAGGTTACGATCTTTACAGGATAGGAAACAGAGTTTACTCCTCCGAGGTCAAGATCGGCAATCGGCTATCCGCGACCTCGAGAAGCGGATCACCTTTTTCGAAGAGAATGAGTCGTGTCCCGTGTGCGACCAAGCCATTTCAGACGGCCATAAACATGCGATTCTATTATCGACACAAGAAGATAGGGATCGGCGGAAGGCAGAGATTAAGCAAATCGGAACGGAAGGCCAAGGAGTGGAATCGGAGATTGAGCAACAGACTGGCTTACTTTCAACGCTTCGAGATCGGGTACATAAACTCACTGCCAACACCAAAGAGATTTCGAAACTGCAAGCGACCATATCTGATTATCGATCGCACATAGAAAAAGAAATCGGTACGGATCTTACTGAGGCTCGTACCGATCTACAAAAATTTGAAGATGATAGAAGTAATGAGCTAGAAGAAAAATTAAAACTTTCTGATGATTTAAATTATAATTCTGTCATTATTGAAATGTTAAAAGACACAGGTATTAAGACTAAGATTATTAAACAGTACCTACCAGTAATGAATAAACTAGTCAACCAATACCTACAAATCTTAGACTTTTTTGTACACTTTCATTTGGATGAATCATTTCAAGAAGTAATAAGATCTCGACACAGAGATGAATTTAGTTATGATTCTTTTAGTGAAGGCGAGAAGCAAAGGATTGACTTAGCACTTCTCTTCACGTGG